CTCTTCCGATCATATATTCCATAATAAGGAAGGTCTTGCCGGAGCGTGATCCTCCGGTAAACAAGATCGTTTCCTTATCAGGGTTTTGAAGCAGTTCAAGCCCCGTTTTCTGTTTAGCTGTCAGCTTTAGCGGCATCTCTTTCTTTATCCTTATTTATCTCTACCGTGAGTTGATGTACAAATTTTCTGTAAATCGATTCCATAAGATAAGTCAATGATTCGTGTTCTTTTTTGAAATCAATGTTTACTTCATCCAATATATTTATGGCGCAGTGTAAAACTTCATGCGCAAGCGCACCGTACTCATTGCATGATCCAGTAAACTCAGGCATCCAAATTACATATTTTGTACCGTAGTCCTTATGCTGAAAGGTGAACGCGCCTGCCGCCCATGTTGATGGCACTAACCCATCTGTATTTTCCAGCCCCTTGCACAGTCTACGAATATAGCGATAAAACTTATCGCGCGGCCCCACAAACAAATAACAGGGGGCTGAGTATACATCAACATAGTAAAAATAACTACTCTTCATATCGGGGCTCCATCGCTTCCACTACCCACACGTCCTGAAAGTTACCGGTATCCAATAGTGCGGTAGCTATCTCTTCTGCTTCCTCATAGCATGGGAACTCTGTTTTACGATACCGTTCCGGTACCGTGACTGCTCTTTTATGGTGCATACATATATACAACCTGCGCGGGCTCAGTTTTCGTTGTACCGTAATAAACCATCTGCGGTTCATTGTAGGCTTCTCTACCGGAACTCCATGCTTTACCATGTTGGCATATGCATGTTTGCCGCACAGAATGACGCAGGAATCGTCTTTAAGACTTTCTTCAAGAACAAGTTTGTGCACGACTATACCCTCCTGTTGCTCAATTCGGCGTCAAGTCTGGCATTCAAGAAACACATCTGCGCATACCAGTTAGTTTTCACGCAGTAATTCCGGCAAACGTCACATGACTTGTTTAGTCTTTTGCAGTATAGGTCATCACTGTTGATTCTGATTCCGTACATGCAGTGTTCACATGCCACATCGCGTATGACTGTCTTGGTTTTCATGTGCCTCCTTTATAGTGTTACTTTAATATAGTTATTTTTGTTAATTTGTCAACCACTATAAAAATAAAAAGCAAAAATAAAGTAAAAACCGCAATTGACATTTTTCAGCCGCCATGCTATATTAGTTAACAAAGGCGGCTTAGCGGGCTTCAACGCGACAGCGCTATGGTCAAATTCCGCGTACCAGCAGCGTTGCCGCCTTACTTTATCAAGGTTACTATGTGGTTTAAGAAAAAGCATTTGTTTGTGTCTTATTTCGGGTATAAAGATCATGCTAACGGCAGGGAATGGGTATTTGGGAATTGTTTTGATTTTCAATTCGAAATCTCAAAGATAACTCCCCGCACTTTGTCGCTTGCAGAAACCGATATTAAACAAAAATGTGAACTTGATAACGTTGTTATAATCAATTTTAAGTTGTATTAAGCCGATTTAGCTCAGCGGTAGAGCAGCAGTTTTGTAAACTGCCTGTCATCGGTTCGAATCCGATAATCGGCTCCAAATATGGACGTATGGTGTAACGGCAGCACAGTTGATTTTGGTTCAACTAGCGCAGGTTCGAATCCTGCTGCGTCTACCACTAACCAAAGGAAATAATTATGCCTGTAAAGGGGTGTCAGGGCGGGGGTAAATCCGGCAAATGTTACGTAGGAAAAGGAGGGAAAGCAACGGCAGAAAGACAAGGCAGGACGATCAAGGGGAATCAGGAAAATGAGCAGTTTAATCGACTATATTGACGGTAAGGAGCCCCCTGTGAACGCTCCAAGCTGCCGGAATCTTGATTGCCTGTACAATGAGGGCGGCAAATGCACACAGGGGATTGCATGTAAACAGGATGAAACTTACGAAAAGAAATGGTTCAAACATGCGTGATCGAAAACAAAAACAACAATTTCATAAACTAGTATGTTACAATACAGTTGAAGCGTTGCAAGCTGTAAGCATGCTGGTACGGCACTTGGATTCAGTTGGCGTGAAAGTCGTAGACGAAAAATGGAGTATCAGGTTCCGTATCACAACCGTAAAACTCATTACAGAGAGACATAATGAAGATTAAATTTAAGAAACTCAGTGGGACTGCCGTTGCACCGTTTCAGGGGAGTAAATTTGCCGCAGGATTTGATCTTACAGTTGATGAATTGGAGTTTTCTAACGATCAAATAAAGTATAATTCTAATATTGCAGTTGAAATTCCTGAAGGCTATGTTGGATTATTGTTTCCTAGAAGCAGTGTTTACAAGCATCACATCCTACTTACAAACAGTGTCGGGGTGATCGATTCTGACTACAGAGGCCCCATTAAAGCGGTATTCCAGCGAGAAGAAGCTATCCGCTATAAGATTAGCGGATATAGGGTCGGTGAAAGGTTTGCACAGCTCATTATTGTGAAAAATCCCTCTGTAAAATACATTGAGAGTGATGCACTTTCAGAGACAGAAAGAGGTGATAAAGGTTATGGGAGTACCGGAAAATGAGCAGAAAACTGTGTAAGCATAGAGTTGCGGTCATCATCGAGACTAATGTTCCAATCGACAAACAGGACGCCCTGAACTATGTGAATCACGTGGTGCAGATAGCACTGGACAATATGCCGATTGACGAGTTTGTGTCTGAACCTAAACCAAAAACATATGTGGAAATTGAAGATGTTACAGTTGGATAAGTATGAAGTCGTGCCGATACTTCTTACGTTTGTGGGTATCGGATCAGTAGCTGTTCTTTTATCTTTGATATTCTATTCTATTACCTGCAAAACAGTTCCAAGTCAGGAAACGGATGTTGTCACCGGGACGATTGAGTATGATGGTTGCGAATACCTCGAATACTCTCCAAATCGCGGCTCATCCTACCGCTGCCTGACCCATAAAGGGAACTGCAAACGCTGTGCAGAAAGAAATGGTAAATAGATTTCTAAAAATTAACGGAATCGTAGCTTGATTTATCGTAATTACAGGCTATTTTATACGTAAAGAGGTTGCCGTCTCTTTTCTTGCCTTCGGGGGGAGGGAGGGTTTGTTGGTTTTCCTTCCCTCCCCCACCTATCGCGCCCCTCAGTGAACTTTTATTCATAGATCAGGAATAAAAATAGTAATTTTGGGGCTATTTTTATTTGCAATTCTCCAATTCAATGTTATATTGTAGTATAGTGCAGTAGAAAACAATGTGTGCTGCACTTTTACCTACAACTAAAGTAAGGAGAGTTATGCGAACGTACACAAAATACACAAAAGCGGGCGCGCTGGTGTCTAAATTTATGCGCACACAGGGCATTTCCTGCCTTTCCGTCTGCCAAAAGCTCAATATCCACCCAAGCTACCTGAGCAATGCTCTGAGAGGGCGATCCCCTTTCGGGATCGATCTCTACGACAATCTGGTACAGGCGTACAGCGATCTCTTTACCAAAAAAGAAAAAGAAGAGCTGTACCGCGCGGTGTGGGACGGGAAAAAAGAGCTGCGAGTTGACGTATCCGGTTGGGATATTGACAGTAAGATTAAACTTGCAACACTTGCCGAATCCATTAAAAATGAAATTGAAAACTCAAAAAGGAATAAGTAATGAAACTCATCGAATTTAAGCTGACACTCGCAGTCCCGTGTGACGTTGACGAAGAAACCATTAAAGAAGCAAGTATTGTGAATACGATAAGAGACTATGCATCCAATTGTGATATCGAAGAGTGCGGAATTGAGTTGGCCAGAATGGACAACCCGCAAGTAGCATCAGAGCCCAAGGCACAGTCCGGTACCAAACAAGCCAACAAAACAAGGTGAGAGATGAGATTCAAATTCGAAATCACAATGCGCAACGACTTCTGCATCACGGAAGAAGATATTCTCGACGCAATCGTTGAATGTATCGGCGTGGATGAAGATGACATTGAAGTAACTCAGATCGATACGTGCGAATAACATGAATGAAATACTCCGATTAATAGGGATCATGGCGATATTGACGGCGTTTATATGGTTAGCCATAGGAGACGAATGGGATGAATACTGACTACACACTGACGGGAGAGGAACCAGCTAGAGTTGAGAAAGAAGTAGAGCACATAACTGAAATCATTACTACGTATCCACATGAAGCTGTAAATAAAACTGAGGAAAACTAACAATGAACTGGCCTCAAGCTACTGTCGATATTGCAACCGGATTATTCGCGGTTCTTGTACTTTATATAGTCATGGTTAAAGCCAACTAAACCAAATACCAATAAAATCAAATAGAAAATTCAATATGAAGTACGCATGCGATGGATCGAAATGGCAGAAAATTGCGGAGATGGAAGCTGGTTCGTATGAGCCTTCTTTCGGGATGCGTGGTTGCATGACTTCTGAATCATGTATGAACTGGGATTAATGATTGATATTGTGCGTAAGGCGCTGGAAGGAGCTGAATAATTAAAAAGAACAACGGAATTTGAGGAAACAGAAAAATCTGATTCGACAAATTCCGCTTGTTCAGCGTTAGATACTGTTAATGTAGCATATTTTGTCAACTTTTCAAGTTTTTACAAAATAGAGGATTTGAGATGAGCGAAAAATTGAAATTTTGGGATGGGGAGTATCCGATTTTTATCGAGTGGGATAAATCCATGCAGATGGAGTTCGTTGACGACGAGGAAGCATTGGTGGAGTTTTGCACTTCGCACCAGCTTAATCCATATGGATCATGCTACTATGAAGCGGAACCTATGTACGCATTGGAAGGGGTTAACATCGATACAAAAGCGCTGGAGAACGATGACGGAGAACTGGACGAAGAAGTTCAGGCACTTATTGACGAGTTCGAGCAGAAGCTCCGGGAGATTAAACGTCCCATCATACACTGGGCTTCTGATAGGCCGATCAAAGTTTCCAAGTCTAAGTTGGAAGAATGGTATGTGAAAGTGAAGGGTAATTTAGCATGAACAAAAAATTGAAGCCGTGCCGTCGTTGCGGTCTATATGTCTCTCCGGATGGTATTGAAGTTACGCAAACCGATATCGGAACATATACGGCAAGATTCGAGTGTCCGGACTGTGGAGAAGTGGCGGAAACGTGCATGCGTCATTCATCCGAAGATTTCGCAGTCGCTGATGTGATTGATGATTGGAACAGGCGTTGGATAGACCCGGCATTGACTGCCGAGATTGAGGGACTAAAAGATACCATTCTCAAATTAACCGGAAGAAAAAGATTTTTGGGGGACGAAACCAGCCTGTACGCCGCGCATAAGGAAACGGTGGCGTACAAAGATAAACGGATCAAAGAGCTTAAAAAGTTCGTCGAGGGTGTTCTTGCGATAATGCAAGAATCTACTGGTATCGTAGGTTATCATCTAAATGGCGATATTGCCACTTGGGATGAACTTGGGTTGATCGAAGAAGCCACTGAACTGCGGGAGGGCCGATAATCATGGCTGATATTGCAAAACTTGAAACGTTCAATGCCGCCTTCGGCAAGATAGCGCAAGCGAAGAAGCTGCTCGATGACGCGCTTGTCCAGCTTGATATCTTTGTCCATGCGAATCAGACGAATACCGATGCGCAGGAGTATTTCGACATCACACAAAAGGCGGTTGACGAAATCTGTGCCGCCCGAGAAGCATTGGAGGGCCACTAAATGGAGAGAGATAAAACCATGAAAGAGGTTGGAATGCTGTTTTCCAGCCCGATGGTTCGGGCAATTCTCGACGGCCGCAAAACACAGACGCGCCGTATTATCAATCCTAAACCGCGTGTTGTTTTAGCACAGTACGATGACGGCAGTATTGAAACAAATCAAATTTTCAGGCATGGAGACCAACGGTTACGCTGCCAAGTTCGCCCCGGAGACCACATTTACGTGCGGGAAACGTGGGGAATTATGGACGACAAACACCATCATTATTGTTATCTCGTTGATTCGCAATATCCGCAAGGACGCTCGCGCCAGCAGCTCGTCGGAAATCGTTGGCGGCCGTCGATACACATGCCGAAAGCCGCTGCCCGGATTTGGCTGGGCGTGACCGATGTACGGACCGAACGGCTGCTGGACATTTCGAGCCACAATGCGAATTGTGAAGGATTCACAGAAGCCGGAACGCATCCGAGAGCAACTTTCTTTGCAGCATGGGAACAGCATTATGGGTATGGCTCGACATCCAGTAATCCTTGGGTATGGGTAATTGAATTTAGGGTTATCCAGTATGAGTAAAAAGCACAGGAAGGAGCGAAGAATGAGTAAGCCGAAATTTACGCCGAAGTCGCCTGAACCGTCAAAACGTCACATCGAACTCTCCGTCGTCATGGTGGAGGACGACGAGGTGACATTCAAAATCGTCGAGCAGACGCACCGGAACGGCGAGTTCAGTCAGCAGGCTAATAACGATGAGTTCAAAGCCGGCAACGGAATCAAGCTGGCGTCGGCTGCATTTCCGTATTGGGACGGTGGTGAATCCACCCTGTTCTGTCAAGGGTATAGGGCCGATAGAGACGATATCACGCTCACCTGCACCACCGTCGAGTTTGCCAAAATTTGCGAGGCGGTGGCTGACTATAACGAAACGGACGGCAAGGGGTGTGAACCTCGGTGGCCGTCCGTGGGGGACAAATACTTCTGCATCGCAACGATAGGTAGGATTGAGCGTTACACATTCAACGGGAACAACTTTGATCGCAGAATGCAGGATTTCGGCAACATCTTCCGGACGGAGGGGGAGGCCGAAGCGGCCCTTGAGCGGGTCAAACAGGCGCTGAGGCCAAGTGTATAGTATGCGAAATCATGAATAAAGCGATGGGGGTGAGCATGAGCAAGCCTGAAGACGTTGTGCCGCCGCTGGAGCTGTGCAGGCAGATTTCCGGACAGCTTTCCGAACTGTTGAATTGCACGGTCGTCTGCAAGTACGACGAACCGGAAAATCTGTTTTATGCGCAGATTTTCAATGTGGTTTTTGACAGGTTCGACGAGGTTGAATCGAAGGTATTCGATTATTCCAATGCCAACTATGAGCAATTGGGTGCTTTTTGCATTCCGGTGATGTTTACTCCGGAGCAGACGCAGGATTGTTTTCCGGGGCGATATGACGCGGAAGAGGCCGCTCCCGAAATTAAAGCGGCCAAGCTGCGCACCCATATACTTTCACTGTCAAACGAAAAGGAAATCACCATGAGAAATGACGACATCAATCACCCGAAGCATTACGCCGGATACCCTGCGTCGATCGAGTGCATCGACATCACGCGCCACTTGAATTTTCAGCTCGGTAACGCCGTCAAGTACATTTGGAGAGCGGGGAAGAAGGGCGGGCTCGAGAAGGAGATCGAAGACCTAAAGAAAGCTGAGTGGTATCTCGGGGATCAGTGTGACACGCCCGGCCCCGACGGCAACGAAGGGCTTGCGCGGATTATATTCAGCCTCATCCCCCGGCGGGCATTCGATTCTCCGCTACGGCACTCTCTGATTGAGGACGTTCTTTACGGCAGGTTCGACGAAGCGTGCGAATCGCTCGAAGCTTGGATTGCCAAAGCGGAAAAGGAGGCCGAAAATGCGAATCATTGACCTGTCCGTCGGGAGCGCGGGCGGTATCGAAGCGGAAGAGGAAGAGGGGTCGATATCGAGAGAGGGAGTGGGCGAGATTGGGGCCTGATTGGGGGTGGGCGAGGGTGAGATAGATAGGGGCATGATCGAGGGTGGGGCGGTGCCGGGGCTGGTGATATAAGTTAACGATTTCAAAAATAGGGTGTGGATGTAAATACAACACTAACCCGCCCCCGCCACAAAAACTCGAGCCGATTTGGTGCTCCTAATAGTTAGGGATTCATAACCAAATCGGCTCG